AAAGAGGGAATCGCCCAAGGAACGAATTTGGGAACGAGCCATCTGAAGGTGGGAGAGAAAATTATCAGAACTCCACTCGGGGGTTTTATTAATCATGCGAATGAAGCGAACTGTGTGAAGGTAGAACTCAGAGACGAAGTGGGTATTAAGAAATGGGCTTTGATTACTTTAAAAAATATTAAAAAAGGAGAGGAGTTAACGTTACGTTATACGTTTTATAAAATATGATAGATTATATACTACACTGGATCGAACGAAGCGCAGGCCGCGTGCATAACTGGGCCTGGGATAAACGTTGGAAGCATCGAGACAAGGATGAATGGATCAAGGGCTACCGGAAATGGAAGAAGACACGATGTCCTCACAATTAAAGAAGAAATACTCGGCCGAGAAGGATTATAAAAAGATCGTAAAGTACGCGAAAAAACGTAAACGAAATAAATTTGGTCAACAGATAGATCTTTACTGGAAGAAGAGAGATCTTCAACGATTAGTGGATCAAGGGGTTATTAATACGCAAGTTAAAGTGAAAGAGATTAAGAAGTTACTCGATGAAATTAAATAGAAAGTATAGCTACGTCCAGGCGACACGGAACACGGAACATGGATCACGGACCTATGATGTCCAGGGCATGANACTTCCTTCAGTGACCACGGTGCTTGCAAAAACAAAGGATCAGACTTATTTAAGGCGCTGGAAGGAAAAAGTCGGTGACGAAGAAGCAGAACGAATCAAAAACTATTCTAGTAAACGGGGCACTGCCATGCATAAGTTCTTGGAGAAACACATCCAAGGGAACGGGCATGAAGATCTTACGGAGATTGGTATCCAAGCTAAACCCATGGCTCAAAAGATTATTGACGTAGGATTAACTCCTATCAGTGAGTACTATGGCACAGAAATTACTTTATACTATCCAGGTCTTTACGCAGGCAGCACAGATCTAATCTGTATGCATAATGACATGGAAACGATTGGAGATTTCAAGCAGTCAAATCGCCCGAAGAGAGAAGAATGGGTGGAGGATTATTATATGCAGATTGCGGCTTACGCCATGGCACACGACTACGTGCATGGCAGCAAGATANGACAAGGAGTCATTATGATGTGCACTCCAGACCTATATTATCAAGAATTTAAGATTCAAGACAGTGAATTAAAGCGCTATAAACATGAGTTTTTAAAAAGATTGGACAGTTATTATGACCTAATTTATGATGAGAAAGAGAAAACAAATATAGATACAAAAGAATTATTGGAGGAATTTGAAAAGAACAAAATTTAGAGTTGGGATAGAGGGGTTTTTCATCCGGGTTGTGGCGGGCTCGAGTATAGCTATATGTTCGCCCTCGATTCCCTGCGCTGAGAGTCATTCATGACATCAGCACATCTAATAACGAGCATGAAGCATCCGCCACGTAAAAAAGGAGTACAATAACATGAGTACAAAAGGAAAAGTGAAATGGTTTAACCCAACTAAGGGCTACGGTTTCATTGAGCGAGAAGACAAGGAAAAAGATGTTTTCGTTCATTCCTCAGCAGTAAGAGCAGCAAGCTTAGAGCTGAATGAGGGTGACGAATTAACATTTGAAGTTGAGAGTGGCGAAAAAGGGCCCTCTGCAGTAAATCTTCAAAAAGTTTAATCGTATTTATAACAACAAGGGCAGTTAATATTATTTTTCAATATGCTGCCCTGCAAAAGGAGGGCAAAACATGAGAGAACGAGTATACAAATCCTTAATCAAGCGATATGAGTCAGAGCAAGAAGATGCTCTACTAAAGATTGACTTGCTTCTGGTGAACGCTGGCAGCAACGCTGTCATGGTGGATCACGTGGACATAACAGGCGAAATCGATAAACTATTGGTTAAATGTGCTGGTGCAGCCGAGAAAATGGCAATACTTAGACGATATTATGGCACAAATTAGGCAGCTGACTACATATAGTAATCTCAGAAACATTTATTGTTTTGAAAAAAAAAAAATAGTTCAAAATAATCTGTCAATCTGTCAGTTTGAGAGAAAAGATAATAAAATCAATGCTTATTTAAGCAAAATACTGCCAAATTGTTTGACATTTCATATTTCACAATCTGTCAGATATGTCAGCAAATATCAAAAAGATAGCAATACCAACAATATATTCGCAAAGGAAAAACTTTTGGACTTTTTGAATTCTTTGAAAGTTACCACATTACTATATATAAAATTTAAATGCGCAAAAGGAAGAAGTCTAAATATAAGCACGTTATGATTAATAAGAAGAAGTATTTCTTTTATAAGATCTCGTGGCTTGACATAACTGCTGACGGCGGTCATGCTACTGCTGAGGAGTTTGATAAATTTGAATGTTCCCAGATGGTTTCGTTTGCCTATATTTATAAGAAGACAAAGAAATTTCTTTGGACTTTTGCTAGTTATGATGAGAAAGATGAAGCGTATTCAGATAGAAACATATTCCCACTTGGTTGCATCATTAAAACAGAGAGATTAAATGTGGAATCCCGATAGAGTATTATTTATAACACTATCTTTGTTGATTGGGATTTTGTGGGTGTGGCTGTCTTTGAATTTTTCATAGATGTCTGATTGGCAACAGTATTTTTTGGTTTTGTTTCTTTTTTCGCTGTTTTGGTTTGTGATGGTTTTTGTTCCAACGATGCAGTTGCGGGGGTAACGTTTAAAATTGGTGCGTAATCGTCTAAAATTTGTTTCATTTTGGCTTCTAGCTCTAGCTCTGACATATCTTCTAGTTTCCCATGNTTTATTATTTTTCGTTCTATGTATANTCCTGCTGCCTTGCCTCGATTTGTTTCTGCGTTTACTGCAGAGGAAAAGCTACCCTTCTTTAAAGCGAGCTCTTTTATGCGAGCAAGCTCGGCAACGTGACCTTCATAATTAACTTCAAATTTCTTAAGTCTTTCTTCCTTTAGTTTGCCTACGTATTGCACTACCAGGGGGCTGAGTCTGGGGTTNAAGAGTTCGGATCCTTCCTGTCTTGCTCTGTTTGCGCTGTACCCTGCTGCGGTGGCAGCTTCAGCTTGAGTCATAGGTCCATCTACTCCACCAAATACTACAAATTCAGCGAATCTCATTTGCATTTCTGTTAATCTTTTTGGAACTCCCATAGTTGACATTTTAAGGTAACTATCCTATAATGTCAACCATGACAGAAGAAGTAGATAATTTAAAAAAATGGCTAGAAGAGTCTAAAAGAACTCTCTTAAACTATAAGCAACGTCTCGTAGAAGCAGAGGAAGCTCTTGCTAATGCTCTAGCTGGAGATCATCGTGTAGCTGAGTCAGATAAAATTATTATGGAGAAGATGGAGCGCATTCAGGATTTAGAAAATATAAATGAAGAGCATCGTAAACTTAATGGAAAATTACAACAAAGATTGACAGAGGTAGAAGAAGATAATAAGAAGCTGGCAAATCAAATAGAAGATAAAATTAATCAATTAAGAAGATCAGGACTCTAATGTATGTTAAACATCTCCAAGAATATTTAGAAAAGTTTACTGCTGGACCCGGTGGGTCAAGGGGAAATTCGGTGAGTCATGCTAAAATATATATTGAACGTAATGGATACTTAGAAGAGATTAAAAGAATTGAAGTGCATGAGTCCCCTGCTAATCTACTAAATCCTTTGGATTCATCGATGAGAGTTATACTTAAACCCCAACGTGAAGAGAAATTAATACTGCCCCCAGGGTACGTTAGAGACCACTAGGTTACCCTTAAAATGAGATGGCACCCGAGCGAAAATTATACAAGAATCTTAAAAAAAATACACCCTCCATCATCTGGAATCGTGTTGAAAACCTTAGCTTACTCGGCATGCCTGATCTATTGGGGTATAATAATAATCAACACTTTTTTACTGTTGAATTAAAAGTCGCTAAAGGTGATAAGGTTCGATTTTCTCCACATCAAATTGCCTTCCATATACAACATCCAAAGAATACTTTTATTCTTATTGAAGCACTCGGTCAGAGGTGCTTCAAACTTTTTCCAGGATCCGAGATCCGTGGACTAAGTACCGAGGGCCACCGTTACGGCTGGCCGCTTGCGGACTCATGGGAAGAAATTCAAAAAATTTTTAACGAACTAAAATGAACCGTGGTTCGTGGATCTTGTGTCAATGTGGCATAGTGTCGCACCACTAGATCTTGTGTCAATGCGACAAATTGTCGCACGCTCCGCGTGCTTGAAGCTTGTGGCTTGGCGCTTGGAGCTTTCCTTGCTTGGTGCTTGAAGCTTGGTGCTTGGGGCTTCCCGCGCTTGGCGCTTGATGCCTTCTACTTCTACTACACTACCATTTCCGTGAAACTCTAAAATTTTTTTCATGATTACTTATTGAGTTCCGGGTCGTCAGCGTACACTAATGGATATTCTATTTGTGATATTCTGGTCTCGCCATACTTGTCAGTAATTCTAGAGACTATGCAGTCTTTGCCTTCAAATATTTCTCTGGTTGATTTTAATTTATCACCATAAAAATTTATTTCTCCGTGATCTATACCACCACCAAATTTATCATAGTCGTCCCAGTACCCGAAATAGNTTGCTAATTTTTTAGGTTTCATAATAAGGTCCGTGGGCCGGCTGCGCCGGCCCACGGTAGGTGTTATGCTATTGATTCTCCTTTGTCGTTGTACATTTTACTTTCATCCACATCGATCGTGTAATGACCGTTGTCTGAGTTGTCTCCGTCTTGGCCATCCTTGCCCAGGTACATACTATGCGTCATCCAGGTATCGTGCTTCGTGATCCCTTTCTTATCCTTCGTAAGGCCAGTCGTGTACTGATCCCACTTCTCTCTAGCTAATGTTCCTATCAGCTGCACCATGAGGTTACGTGGCTCCAGGCGCGTGAATGGATCGGATATTCGACCCATTGCCTTGGTCTCTGCTTTTACCTTCTTAAACCATTCGAATGCCACCTTAGGGAGCTCAGTGCCGCCCCAATGATGGAAGAGCGCCGGAGACTCTTCGAGATGTGTCTTCTTCTCTGTAGGTCCGCCGTACGTTTCTTCTTTTTTTCGAAAGGATATACTTACTCTATCACCCATGTTATTTCTCCTTTATTTGTTTAGCTTGTCCACTATTATATAGGATTCATGCACCGTTGTCAATCACCAAATTGTCGCACCCCTACATCTTGTGTCAATGTGACAAATTGTCGCACGCGCTTGAGGCTTGGCGCTTGGTGCTTGTAGCTTTTCTTTTATTTTTATTTTTAGGGCCAAGTAGGGCGTGGCTAGCACGCCCGTAACCGGTTAACAGTGACCGCTGCCTGGGGCGCTATCGGTTTCGCCTTGCATTTGTTAACCAGGAACTTGACCCCAGATCCGTTGGGTGTACACGTCCCACACGTAGGATCCACAACGGATCTGGGCTCAAGGGCGCCTCTTCCCAAAATAATTGCTATAGCATTAATTAGTAATAGGCGCCCGTTGGCTCAAATGGAAATTAAGCCGAAGCTTCTTCCAAATCTTTTTTAAGCTGAGACTGCATGTCGTTTTGGTATTCTACATACTCATCCTCAGGCGTAAACGGTTTTATGTCTTCTATTTCTTTTTCCATATTCCCTAAACTCCCTTAAACATTGAGATTAATTGTTTGCCTAATAATGCTGGTCCACATTTATTAGAACAAGTTTCAGAATAACCCCCGAACTCATTCTTATAAATAGTGACAGTATATTTTTTGCATTGCCAGCATTTTTTCTTTTTCTTTTTTTTCATATTCCCACATTTTAATGGATGAATGTGGCACAAATGTGTCTTTTTAAAATTTATTTTTGAGTTATCCACAACCACTACATCTTGTGTCAAGAGGATAAAGTGTCGCGCGACAATATGTCGCACCCCCTGCGACAATTTGGCA